CACAATTAGGAGGATAACAAAATGCCAGTCATAATCTTGCCAAAGCCGAAAAAAGAATTACCCTCAGTGGAGGTCGCAGTGAATAGTGGGAAGGGAGAACCTTCCACGGGCACCGTCTGTTCCTCAGTATGCAGCCCTGTTAAACACACTGCCGACCCTTTATTTTTAGATACTCCAACTGTTAAGCAAGACATGACAGCTGGGGTGTGTAGCCCGCTGGTGTTCACACCGAACCAGTGTACCTCGATCATCTTGGATGCACAGGTGACTGGGATGGAGAGGGCTAAGATTCTAAGGGGAGGGAAGTCGATCAAAAGTTATGCGAGGACATGCTCCTCGGCGTGGCTCCCGAGGAACGACAAGAACGATTGGATGTATAAGCGGATGATTGAGGCCACGGCTGAGATCAACGCAAACAACTACGGGTTCCAGATCGATGGCATCCAGTCCATTCAGATCCTGCGGTACCAGCCACTCCAGCGTTTTGATTGGCACTATGACACCTACCCAGATTCTGGCAGGAAACTTACGGCTGTAGTTAACCTGAGTGACCCGAAGGATTATGTCGGCGGTGGTCTCAGGATGTTGGGCGAACTCCACAACAAGAAGTATGTGAGGGATCGTGGTGCAGGGGTCTGGTTCCCTAGCTGTCTAAAGCATTGTGCAAAGGCACCTTGGTGGGGGGAGCGTTGGGTTCTGGTTGCTTGGTTCCTCGGAGGAAACTTCCGATGAAGTTCACCAAGGAATACCTGCAGGAGTCAGCACCCGAGGCGATGAAGGCAGACGGGTACGATGACTGCATCGTCGGGATTGGTTACAGGTGTGGATCAAAAGCCGTGCTGGTCTACGACATCGACATGGTCGTGGAAAAGATAATGAAGAGGGATGGCTGTAGCTACGACGATGCCCTCGACTTCTTTGAGTACAACATAGGCGGGGCTTATGTTGGTGACGGGACTCCCTTGTTTATGAATCGGAGGTTCGACCCGTGATCCAAGAACTCCCGAGCATTCTTATCAGTGCAGTTGTTGTGCTTGGTTTACTAAGCATCTTCCTCGTCGGGTTTATCTTTATCTGCGACGAGATCATCCAAAGGTTCAAATGATCAAGGTTCGCCTCGAGCTTTATGAGATGCAGATGGCCTGCTTGGTTGGCAAGGCGAGGAACTTGTCGGCACTCGTCAAGTCATCGAGGGATGCGTATCCGAGCGACAGCCAGAACGCATGGGGTCAGCATATCGACGGGGCAGGGGCAGAGCTTGCCTTCGCCAAGTTCATTGGCCTGTACTGGGACGGATCGGTGGACACCTACCGAAGCGGGACGGGGGATCTTCCGTTCACCCATGTGGATGTGAAGCACTCCCGAGATGGTAAGTGGAAGGTGAAGGAAAGGGACAGGGGGGAATTGGTTTTGGTTAGGGGCACGATGCCCGAGTACATCATCGAGGCGTACTGCACTGCCGAGGATGTTAAGAAGTATGCTCCAGCATATAGCGAGCCTAAGCTGTGGGCGGTGCCCGAGGACGAGAGGCAGAGGGATTTTACAAGCCTCAGAAAGAAGCTGTGGCGTAGGGCATTTGATGCGAGGGAGGGATTGAACCAACCCCCGATCAAATCCGCTACCGAATTACATAAGTATATTTCAGCAGGGTCTCTGTAGCCGTCTGCGTAGCAGATGCTAACAGGATAAAAGAAAGACATAAGGCTAGTCCGATAGCCACCCCGCACAGAACAAGCGTGGTCGCACGAGCCTCACGAATCTTTCTATCTATAGTTAACTCAATCATCTGTTCCTCCTTTCTGTTTTTATCTGTCTCCGTACAGGGGTAACTCGAACTTGGTATTGAACCTATGCTCGAGCCACTTATCTATTGAGACGAGAGATCCTATGATCTCTTTCTTTTCTTTCTGTGTTATGGCTTTCGCCATGACCGAGTCTTTGCCAACACGCACGATGTGCCTGAGCCAGTACCACTGATTGATATTGGGGCAGGACTTCGTGTTGTTGCCCTCACGCCGAATGCGTTTCCGCATTAGCTCGGAGTGAGTGCCGAGCAACACACCCGACAGACTCATTTCGTTTTCTCCTCGATGAACTCCAGCAACGCCTCTCGGACAATCGATCCGAGTGATCGGTCACCAGACTCCTTCGATATCTTCTCCATGTCTGCCCGTATTTCGTCGGGCAGGTTGACACTAATTCTCATAGCTCATCTCCTCCTGTACCTGTTCGAGACCAGCCCGAACACTTTCTTTGATGTGAACCTCTGCGACACTCTCGTCGAGTTCATCCGTACTTCGGATGACTCCCTCGTCTTTGAGTGTCTCGAGGATGGTTGCAGCAATCGTGTCGAGTGCTTCGTCATCCTCAAGAAGCTGGGATAGCTTCATCATTTTCTTTCCTTTCTTGGTTGTCTGTCAGATCACGAACAGCTTTGAAAAGCTGTTGGAGCTTCCAGTTGTTTTCGTTTCTCAGCTTCTCATCATGGATGCTGAAGTTGAGTCGCAGGTCACACGAGATGTGGCTCGCATGATTCCCGCTGATCGTCAGGTCTACCCCGACCTTCCCGACTTTCTTTGTGTGTTTACTCGACGGCCACTCCGAGCGGAGGCACTTGTCGAGTGAGTAAGATGAGTTATTGCTGAACGCATCTTCCCTTGGATCGTCGAGGGATTTGCCTGCCCTTATAAATCCAAGAGACCTCCTCAAGGCAAGTACTGTCCTCCTGTTACGCCTTCTGTTGACTGCATGGAATGCGTTCTCGGACTCGTACTTTGCGGGTAGCTCCCCAGCCAGCTTGTTCAACTCAGCGAACAGGGCTGGCACATAGGCCAAGCTGTCGCTCTTGAATCTCCACTTGATTGGTAGCTTGTAGTACTGGGAGAGAACCAGCCCCCAGTCGGACTGGATGCAGGTTGCCTCACCTCGCCCGCCTTGAAGGTGAACTCTTATGTCTGATCCACGGACAAAGATTTCTCCTAAGCCGTGGAGCTGGCAGTAAGCCTGAGCCGTTTCCTGTATCCACAGACTCGCCTTGTACCACGCATCGTTTGATTGGCTGTCCCAAGTTGCCTTGGTGGGGATCAGTCGAGGGATGTTTCCCCCGAGAGCATTCGTCACCGCATTCCTAATGATCCTTTCCGACACCTGCTTGGGTAGCAGGGACAGGATGTTGGTCTTGGTGACCCAAACCTCCTGACCCTTGCCCGCTCTGTTTTTAATTACGCTCATTGTCTGTCCTCCTTTAGTTGTGGCTTGGGAGCTGACCCACATTGGGTGAGCCAGCTCCCTCGCCGATTTGTCATCCCTCCCGAGGGATGTTGACCAGCTCCCCATACGGGGGCTGGATGCCTTCAGTGTTGGAGTGGATCGCCCAGACAGTCGGGCAAACCTCAGCTCCCCAGTTGCTGACTTGGCCGTCAGTGATGAAGACATGTGCCTTCACCTCGTTGCCCTGACTGATCAGGTCATCGAGTTTCACCGAGGCATCGTCGAAGTCTGTGCCACCACCGCCCCGCAACTTGGGGAGGGGATCGCCGTCGAGGTATTCCTCGAAGCCGTAGTGTTCGGTATCGCACGAGCCGATGAAGACTTTCGCCTTGATCGACTGGGCACACTCCTGCACCTCGGCAATCGCCTGCTCGTACAACTCGGGGCTGATGCTCCCCGAGGTGTCCACCGAGATCGCCAGCACACCAGATCCCTCGGAGCTGAGGCTCGGGAGGATTGCGGTGCGGTGACGGCGAGATGGCCTGCGCCAGCTCCAGTCATCGTTGGTCTTCTCGGTCAGCAGTCGGCGAAGTGTGTCCCGCCAGTTGACCGCTGGTTTGCGTGAGCTACCCAGCAGTCGGTCAAGCCCAGCGGGCAGGTTGCCAGCGAGTCGGGCTGTAGCCTCTGCACCAGCGACTGACTGAAGAATCTTTTCAGATACCTCGGCCTTCTTCGCTTCGCTCAGTGGCTTGCCGTCCTCGGTTGGGTCTTCAACCTTGCCCCACTCGGATGACTTGTCTGGCTCGCCGTCAGACGATTGCTCGTCGGACTGCTCATCGCCACCAGCACCCGAGCTGGATGACTTGTCATCCTGTTTGCTGGATGACTGGTCATCCTGCTTCTGCTGTTTCTGCTTCTGCTTCTCAGCCCTGTCCTTTGCCAGTATCTCGTAGACCTGATACTCGGACAGGTTGCGGTACTTCTCATCGAGCAGACCGCCCTCGGGCAGGTAGTACCCACCGTCCTTTAGAATCAGGTTGATGACATAGTCACACGCCTGATTCCACAGCTGAGGGTCACGGCTTCCACGATTGACCGAGTGGAGCAGTGCGATGTGAAGCACCTCATGTGCGATCAGCCCAACAACCTGCCTCACATCCAGCTTCTCGAGGAAGGTGGGTGCGTAGCGGATTCTCGTGCCGTCTGTGCATGCTGAGCCAACACTCTCGTCCAGCTCACTGGGCAGACCGCATGCGATTGCCCCAAAGAATGGGGCATCGCACACGATCCGCACCCGAGCCTTCTCGAGGATAGATTCTGCACTAAGTTTTTTCTTGTTCATCGCTGAACCTCCTTTTTGTTAAGCCACCAACAGGTGACCACGATTCGCTACCCACTCTCCGTAGTGCGGGCAGATCTCAACTTTTGGTGCGACCTTGGTCGCTGTCTTTGAGGCGAAAGCCTCGAACGCTTCACCGAGGCGGGGGATGTACGAGAAGAACGCTTTCGAGTTCTTAGCATCAGCCTTCAGCCTCGCCGTCAACGCACCGATCAAAGCCCACCGAACCTCGGGCTTGGTCGGCACCGATGCCTTCGTTGGGTTCGCCAGTATCTCGTCGGGCAGAGTTGCCAGCCCCTCGTAGACCGAGAGGAAGCCGTGCAGGTCAACGCCCGCCGTCCCGAGCGAGGCGGTGAGCCAAGCGGGAGAGGTGAGCTTTGCCTTCACGAGTCTGTCAACTGCCTCCCA